GGTTCGACACATGGTTCTGAACAGTCTCAGAATGTATAGGACAAAATATCACAAAGAATATGGTGAGTTGGTCTTATGTTGTGATGGAAAACATTCGTGGAGGCGTGAACATTTTCCACAATACAAGGCATCTAGAAAGACTAATAGGGATGCTGATAGTAGAGATTGGTCACAAATATTTGAATGTCTTGATACTATCAAATCCGAACTCAGAGAATTTTTCCCTTACAAATATCTTGAAATTGATGAGTCAGAAGCAGATGATATTATTGGTGTACTTGCAAGAATTGCTACAGAGAAAGTGATGATTATTTCTGGTGATAAAGATTTTATACAATTACAAGTAAGGGATAATGTTGATCAATATAGTCCAATTACTAAAAAAATAGTTTATGATGCCAATCCAGCTAAATATTTGAAGGAACATATTTTGCGTGGTGATACATCAGATGGTGTTCCTAATTTTTTATCAGCTGATAATAGTATTGTGGATAAGATACGACAAACACCAATAACAAAGAAAAAAATAGAATTGTGGATAGATCAAGACCCAGAAGATTTTTGTAATGAAGAACAGTTAAGAAACTATCATAGAAATATGAAACTGATTGATTTACAATATACCCCATCAAACATTGCTGACCAAGTTGGTAAGCAATTTAATGAGGTTCCGAAAGGAAAACGAAGTGGCCTTTTGAATTATTTTATAGAAAGGAAACTTAATAATTTAATACAAGATATAGGAGAATTTTAATATGGCACAACCAGTAGAATTTGATAGTAATAGTGATGGATCTGTAAGTGCATATCCAGAAAAAAGACCCTCAATTAAAGTTAGAGAACCACTTCTTAGTGAAGTTTTGACTAAAGTTCATGGTGCAAAAACAAAAGCACAAAAAATCAAGATTTTACAAGAAGAAGATTGTTTGGCATTACGACAAATTTGTCAATGGTCTTTTAACCCTAAAATTGAATCAGAATTACCATCTGGAACACCACCATTTATAGAAAATGAGGCACCAGAAGGCACAGAGCATATGTTGTTAAGAACTGAGGGAAATAGTCTTTGGCATTTTGTTAAGACTAATAACAAGAGTGCAGACCCAAATCTTCAAAGTACAGTTAGAGAACGTATGTTTATCAGACTATTAGAAGGATTACATAAAGATGAAGCTAAACTTTTATGTGCAGTAAAGGAAAAAAGTTTACATCAAATATATAAAGGATTATCTACACAGGTCGTAACAGAGGCATTTGGGTGGGATGAGGACTTTCAGGAGTATAAATAATAGTACAATCTTTTTATAGGGAGTCTATAGATATGCAAATCCGAAACGGAATGAGTGTAAAAGATGGACTATCTTCTTACCACTCTTAATTCCCCATTTATATTTCAAAAAAGTTTAACCGTTTAACGATCTGCGGTTGCTAATATTATATGGGATTCTTATACCAAAAAAAGATTGAAGATCATATTAAATAAGGTAATATGAAAAAAATATTCATATGTTTAGCTTTAATGTTTTCCTTTTCTTTTCCTTTAGGAAGTGCAGGTACTTATGAAGATAATTTTGTGTGGGAAAACCCCACCCCACATCCAGTACTGAAACATGGTCAACTAAATATTGAAAATATTGTAGTACCAAATTATTCTTCATTAAATTTTGAATTAGAAAACAGAGCAAAACAAGTAGAGTGTCTAGCAAAGAACATATATTTTGAAGCACGAAACGAACCATTTGCAGGACAACTCGCTGTAGCTCTAGTAACTTTAAATAGAGTATATGATGATACTTTTCCCAATACAGTATGCGATGTAGTATATCAAGGAATACATACTACTGATGGATTTCCAAAACGAGATAGATGCCAATTCAGTTGGTATTGTGATGGTGCATCAGATGAAATACGAAATTTAGTTGCTTTTAATACGACACAAAAGATAGCAAATCTTGCAATGATTTCTTATGGAAGTATGAAATCGCAAGGATTGGATTATACAGAAGGTGCAATATACTATCATACATATGAGATAAATCCACGATGGTCAACTGCTTATCCAAAAGTAGGGAGAATTGGAGATCATATATTTTATAGATAAATACTAGTAAAGGATTTGAAATTATAATATGCCAACATATCAATATAGATGTAAGAAATGTGACTTTGAATTTGAGGAAGAACACAAGATATCTGAAAGAAATATTCCTGTGGAGAATCCTAAAAGTTATGGAAGTTGCGCCGATGAAAGTAATGATAATTGTGACATACAACTAGTACCACAATTACTTAATTTGCAGTATACTATGAGAGATAGTGCAAGGAGACATACCGATGATGGTTTTAAAGACCGTATGAAAGAAATTCATAGAACAAATCCTGGCAGTCAATTAGGAGATTGGACATAATTATGAAAACACAATTAATAGGTCATGATCAGTTAGTTGAAATGAAGGGGGTTACTAAAAACCAAATTGAGGTTTTTAAACAATATGCAACAGGAAAGAATCTTTTTCTATATGGGCCTGCGGGCACAGGAAAGACTTTCGTTATACTGTATAATGCAATCAAACAAGTTTTAGACCCCTCTACAGATTTTAACTGTATCTACATAGTAAGGTCTTTAATGCCTACTAGAAGTCTTACATTTATGCCGGGCGATGAACAAGATAAAAGTTCTTTATATCAAGTGCCGTATGATAATATGTTACGGCTCATGTTTAAACTTTCCTCAGAAGATCAGTTTGATATATTATATGGAGAATTGAAAAAACAAGAAAATGTAGCATTTCTATCCACATCCTTCTTACGAGGGATTACGTTAGACAATGCTATTATTCTTGTAGATGAATGTCAAAATTTAAATTTCCATGAGTTGGACACCATTATGACCAGAGTTGGTCAGAATTCCAAGATCATGTTCTCAGGAGATTTTGACCAGACAGACCTCAGAGAAGATGAAGAAAAAGCTGGTTTAGGTCAGTTTTTAAAAATTATCAACGAAATGAAAGAATTCTATTCATGTGAGTTTGATATTGGTGATATAGTCAGAAGCGGATTAGTTCGTTCATATATCATCCAAAAATATAATACTGGATTAGGAGATAGAAAATAATGTTACCGTTGTTATTATTCAATGTTATTTCTAGCCTTGTCGTAGACAAAGCAACAGATTTAGCAACCGAGCACGTTGAAAGTATGATAGATGATTTACTTCCAGATAGTGCAAAAAAAGAATTAGACAAAGCTATAAAAGCTGACCCTACACACCAATTCACAAATGCTAAAGATGCATTGATGGGTGCTGTTGAGGGTAAGTTACCTATAATTAAAGCCGATGGTACACTTAAACCAATCGAAGTAACCTTTACTGTTTCATATGATCCTACAAGTGGATCCATTGATATTCAGAAAGGTTTGTGATGGCTGATATAATAAGATTATCAAAGAACTTTGCACTCTCAGAAATGACTAAGAGTGCCACGGCAGAACGATTGGGTGTGGATAACTCACCTAATTTAATTCATCTTGTGAATCTGACACATCTTGCAATACATATCTTGCAACCTGTTAGAGAACAATTTGGAGTCATTACAATTAACTCTGGCTATAGAAGTCCTGCACTAAATGCAAAAGTTGGTGGAGCTTCAAAGAGTCAACATTGTAATGGACAGGCTGGAGATTTTGAATCTTTTTCAACACCGAATCCTGACCTTGCGTTATGGATTACTAAGAATTTAGATTTTGACCAAATCATCCTAGAGTTCTACGATGGAGTTGACCCTAATAGTGGATGGGTTCATTGTAGTTACAATTTGATGGGTAATCGTAGGAAAATTCTTACTGCACTTAAAACTAAAAGTGGAGTAGTTTATAAGAATGGCTTTGTAAGTAAATAATGAAATTGAAAAATTATGACAGGAAACTCTTACCAGAGTTACCTAAACTTGTGAGAACAATTATTGGTGGTACTAGACATTATGTAACTCCTAAAGGTGCATTCCCTTCCATCACTTCTGTATTGTCAATACGGAATAAGGAAGGAATATACGAATGGAGAAAACGTGTAGGTAATGAGGAAGCCAATAGAATTACAAAAAGAGCAACCACTAGAGGAACGCACTTTCATAGTCTTTTAGAAAAATATTTCTTAAACGAAATAGATGACTTTGATGCTTTTAGTGGTGCTGCCCTTGATAAAAACCCTGCTGTATGGTATTTGTTTTTAGAAGCAGTACAAGTATTAGAAACAAAAATAAATAATATCTACTGTATTGAGGATTATCTGTACTCAGATGAATACAAGGTAGCTGGTGCAGTAGATATGATTGCAGAATATGATGGAGTAGTATCCGTTATAGATTTTAAGACTTCCAATTCTGAGAAGAAAGAAGAATGGATTGAGAATTATTTTATTCAAGGTACGGCCTATGCAAAGATGTTCACAGAACGTACTGGAATCCCCTGTAGTCAACTGGTAATATTTATTGTACCCGATAATGGTATTCCACAAATATTCACAAAATCAGTTGATGACTACACCCCACAACTAATAACCGCAATAGAAGATTTTAGTAATTATCAAAAAAAGACTTGACTTTTGAGAATTTTTATAGTATAATAGATATAATAAAAAAAAATGGATATGGATTTTGACATAATCACCCCTACGAAATTTAGTTTACTTATTGAACAAATGGTACTTGATAAAAAGGTAACATATATTGATGCTTGTTTAGAATACTGTAAGGAAAAAGAGATAGAACCAAATTCATTAGGAAGATTAGTTAATAAATCTTTGAAACAGAAAATACAAATGGAAGCAGAAGAACTCCATTTTTTACCAAAAACAAATTCACTACCTGTATGACTTGGAAGCTTTTGATGCATATAAAATGTATTTGGCGATTAGATTACACTTCTCATCTCCAAATTACGATTTTGAAAAATATAATGGTGAAATAAGATGTTCTCATGATTCCTTTATGAAAAGGAATGACAGATACTTTTTTCACAAACTAGCAAAACGATACAATAGACCAGAGTATCAAGACTTTCTGGTATCGAATTTTGCAGTAGAGGATAGTGTCAATCCAAAGTGGTTGACAGGTGATGCGGCTGAAGATAATTATAAAGAATGGACAAAGATACAACAATCAATCTCAAGAGTATTTGACCAAGATTTGAAAACGTGTATAGAATATCATAAACCTTTTGGTGGACTGTTTAAGTGTGAAACTAAAACACATCCACCAATTGTAAAGTTGTTACTACAGAAGAAAATATCTATAGTATCAGCTATTATCCTAGACTCTTACCTTAACTGGATAGAGTTTACTAACCATGAAGTGGATGAAGAATGGGTTTGGCCCAAACTTCAGAGTACCCTTCATAATTGTCAATCTTTCATTAAGTTCGATAGGGACAAATGCAAAGTAATTTTAAAAAACAGGGTCGAAAACGCAATCCAGATGACTTGATTCGTGAAAACGATTTCTTGAAATATAAAATGAGAGATCAGCAGAAATATATTCGTAAGTTAGAATATGATAATGCACTCTTACAACGCAAACAACAGAATAGTTATGCAAGAAGAAACAAATTCAGGAATTCAGCGAGTAACTGAACTTTCTTGGAAAGGAAATTTAAGACCTGAACTTATATATTGCACCAAATGCACTTATAAGCTATATGTTCGTGGTGCAGGCAGTTATGCTACGGACTCATTGATTCACTTGTGGTGGATCATTCTTTGTCATAGAATACATCATTTCGTAAATGGTGAAGGATTTCGTGACTAAATAGTAATAATACTATAATACGCTAATATAAACAAATAATACTTTAATAAGGAGATAATATGTCATTAGCTGCGCTTAAAAAGCAATCCAATATCTCATCTTTAATTGATGAGTTCAACAAACAAACAACCCCTCAAGATACCAAATCATTTGATGATGACCGATTCTGGAAACCAGAATTGGATAAATCGGGTAACGGTTATGCCGTAATCAGATTTCTCCCGGCTCCAGAAGGAGAGGACATCCCCTGGCAGAGAATGTTCACACATTCTTTTCAAGGGCCAGGTGGATGGTACATTGAGAATTCCTTAACCACTATCAACAAGAACGATCCAGTAGGTGAGGTAAATCGTAGACTTTGGAATACTGGTTCTGAAGCAGACAAGGAAACTGCCCGTAGGCAGAAACGTAAGTTGTCTTATCACACCAATATCTATGTGGTGACAGATACCAAACATCCAGAACATGAAGGAAAAGTTTTCCTTTATAAGTTTGGTAAGAAGATCTTTGACAAGGTTATGGAAGCCATGCAACCTCAGTTCGATGATGAACAGGCGATTAATCCTTTCGATTTATGGAAGGGTGCGAACTTCAAGTTGAAGATTCGTAAGGTAGATGGTTTCTGGAACTATGACAAGTCAGAGTTCGATGCTGTAACTCCACTTTTGGATACGGATGAGGCTTTGGAAAAGGTCTATCAATCAGAGTATCCGTTGAAACCTTTTCACGATGAGTCTAATTTCAAACCTTATACAGAGTTGAAGGAGAAGATGGAACGTGTATTAGGTCAGGAAGTAGAT